AGCCTAGGCGTGAAACTACTTATACAAGACTAAGAGTAGGAAAAGATATGGCCCCGCAGAAACCAAAGCCTAAGGGCAAGACTAAGCGTGAAACTACTTATAAAGGTGCCGCAGCTAAGAAGACTTCCGGTATCGAAGATAACAACTACAACAACATTGATAAACCCTTTCACTACAACCAAGCTGGGGTGGAATGTATCGACTACATCAAGCAAGTTCTTGGCAAGGAAGGCTTCATCGCTTACTGTCGAGGTAACGTAATGAAGTACAACCATCGAGCTTTCTATAAAGGAAACCCCACAGAAGACATGGCGAAAGCTGAACAGTACCTGAAGTGGGCCAATGAGACACTAAAGGAGATACACAAATGATTCGAGGTTTAGCAGGAGTCCTAACAGCCCTTACACTGGGCATAGGCTCCGCCCACGCAGCCATCGTCACATCCACATCAAACGCCATCCATCTGTCAGGGGACATCCTCCAAGGTGATTCAGCAAAGGTACGAGCTAAGGTAGAGGAGACAGGCATTAGGGTTTTAGTCCTGTCCTCTAACGGAGGTGTGGCTGTGGAGGGGTACGAGCTTGGGTACACAATAAAGGACCTCGGTCTTACAACTGTTGTCCGTCGAGGGGAGGTCTGTCTAAGCGCTTGTGCTGTGGCCTTTATAGCTGGTAAAGAGAAGGTCTCAGAGGGCCTCCTTGGGTTCCATGTGGCATGGACTAACAATGCCCTAGGTACCTTCTCTGATGGCTTAAAAGGAGGTCAGTATATGGGTACCTTGACAGCTGGTTACTTCTTCAACATGGGTTACACGCTTCAGATACCGTACATGGTTTCCCGGTACACAGACTCTGGTACGTTCCTACTACTTACCACACAAGACTTAAAACTCTTTGAGATGAAAGATAACGACTTTACGGAACCAAGGGACCTCCCAGCTAACTGGGCTGCTACCCGTATCGCTGGTTCAACAAGGTTGCACCTCCTACGGAAAGGACTATAAGATGAGAACTTGGAAATGGTACTTCGTGTTTAACGCCGGTATCTTGGGTCTTATAGGGGGTCAGTACTGGTTTAATCTAGGTAATGTGTTATACGAAGCAGACAGCACAATGTTGACATTCATTATCCTAGGTATAGCTATTATCTCATCGTCCATGATGGGACTACGTGCTAAGAAAATGGTTGGACAAGATAACAACATGTCCTGGTTCCTCTCTGATGCAGTTCTTAGCCTTGGTATGGTAGGTACTCTATTCGGGTTCCTTCTTGTACTAGGGTCAGCCTTCACAGAGATCGACACATCGTCCACAGAGAGTATGACAGAGGCTATCGGAGTTCTTGCATCAGGTATGTCTACTGCTCTTGTAACGTCCCTTGTAGGGCTCCTATCGTCACTCTGGTTAAAACTACAGCTAGTCATCTTGGAGGGTTGATATGAGACGTTACTCAAGCAACCTTGCGTTCGTTGACTTGTTGTTTAACCTCCTGGTGGGTTTCACTTCTCTGTTTGTTATCGCTTTCCTGTTGATAAACCCTATCGCTAAAACAGGGGTGGTTGACCCACCCGTAGTAATCATGGTGGAGTTGACATGGGATGATGAGAGTACAAGAGACCTTGACCTGTACACCCGTGGTCCTGACGGTAAGATCGTTAGCTACGGGTACAAGAGCAACGGGTTCATAACCCTAAAGAAGGATGACCTTGGTAAAGGCAGTGACACTTTCGTTATCAACGGGGAGCGAGTAGAGGTTACCCGTAACTACGAGATCACTACTATGACGGTCTTGCCTGACGGGGACTACATCATCAACGTACACTACTTCTCATCGAAAGGTGACCCAGAAACGGTTAACCTTCGTATAACAGGGCTCCAACCCTTTAAGGTACACCACGAGGATTCTGTTACGTTGTCACCTAGGCAGGAGCGTACTATTGTGGCTTTCAGGGTGGTAGACGGGGAGATAGTGGACCTTCGTTCTGATATCGAAGTGAAACTAAGAGGAGAGGAAGGTCCATAATGTTAGTCATTCAAACAGTATACGTAGTACTCGTTACACTTGTTGTGTTCCTTATGTTCTACTCCAAGTTAGGTAGGTTCTTTAAGGCATCAGCCCTTACACTTTCTATCTTACTTGGGGCTGTTACGCAGACACACTACGTTAAACAACTAGGTAGTCCCATCGAGGGCTACCCATCCTACGAGTTCCTGTACATTCACCATATAGCTACAGGTAAGTTTATCAAGGTATGGGTCTGGGATAAAGAACGAGGTGATCGTCTCTACGTTATCCCCTACAACCAGGATGATGCTGAAAAGCTAGAACAAGCTAAGCAGAAGACTGAGCAAGGGTCTCCTCAGGGTGGCTCCTTTGACCAAGAACAAGGAGATAGGGAACGAGCCGAAGGACTACGTATAGACGACTGGCAGAACCCTGACATCTCAGAAAGGAAGAGTTGATGTGGGTTTTTTACACAAGCAAGAAGTGGGCCCTCTGGGCCTACCTCGGCACCTTCTTTATACTAGGTACCCTATGGTTACAGGTACAAGTAGACGTACAGATTAACCACTGGTTCGGTGACTTCTACGACCTGGTCCAGAAGGCACTTGCCACCCCAGGGTCTGTGACTATAGGTGAGTACTGGGCAGGGCTTGCATCTTTTGGTTGGTTGGCTGGTACCTGGGTTGCCCTCAGTCTTGTTGGTTCCTTTGTCACCGCTCACTTCCTCTTCCGCTGGAGAGCGTCAATGGTCGAGTGGTACCACGAGGTCTTCGATAAAGGGCGTACCATTGAGGGTGCTTCACAACGTGTCCAAGAAGACACGATCAAGTACACGAGGATCGTAGAAGGTCTAGGTGTTTCACTAATAGAGAGCGTAATGATTCTCGTCGAGTTCTTCCCACTACTACTGGGTCTTGGCGCAGGGTTGTCTATCCTCTGGTTTGGAGATTGGAAATATGGATTGGTTACAGGAGCTTTCGTCTGGACATTGGGCGGTACTTTGCTACTTGTTGTTAGTGGTTATATCTTACGGCTGGTTGGCATTGAATACGACATCCAGAAGAAAGAAGCAGCGTATCGTAAACACCTTGTCAAGATGGAAGACGACGGTACTGTCTCTCCTAAGGCGTTAACTGAGCTATTCGAGGATGTACGTACAATACACTTCACTAGTTATCTTCAGTACCTTAAGTTTAACGTGGTGCGTATGGCCTATCTACAAGTTAATGTCCTGACTGCTTATATCTTCTTAGCTCCTGCTATTGTAGGTGGTCTTATTTCACTAGGTGTGATGCAGCAAATCATCCGTGCCTTTGGTAGAGTAGAGGGTTCTATGCAGTTCTTGATTAAGTCTTGGCCCACTATCATAGAGCTCATCTCAGTGTACAAACGACTACGTGAGTATGAGGCACAGATCAAGTCATCTTGACCTTTTAGCAACAGTGTGTTACACTAACTTAATGTCTTTAGAAAGGACCTAGAATGTTCGAACAGATGATTAACGCAGCTAAGAAGAAGACACCAGCCAAGAAACCAGCCACTAGGAAGAAGACTGTTACTCCGAAGACCTCTGAACCTGTAGCAGCACCCGCTGTCTGCCCTAAGTGCAACCCACCTGAACCAACACCAGAGATGCAGGCTCCTGGCTCCTACCTCCGCGAGAACGGACTTATGTTATTAGTTGACAAGTTTGATCAGGAAAAGATCATGCCTCTTGTTGCTACCATCTACGAGTACAACCTGATGCCCGAAGAGATACGACCACAGCAGCTTACTCTTATCATCAACAGCCCTGGGGGCTCTGTACACTCAGCCTTCCACCTCATCGACGCTATGATGATGTCAGAGATTCCAGTAGTGACTATCGGTAAGGGTCTGGTAGCCTCTTGTGGTGTTCTCACCCTTATGGCTGGTGATCGACGACTCTTGACACACAACACCTCAGTTATGTCACATCAATATAGCTGGGGTTCTCGTGGGAAGGAACACGAACTACAGGCTATCGTTAAAGAGTTTGACATGGCGAGCGCTCGTATGATTGACCATTACAAGAAATGTACTAAGAAGTCTGAGCGGTACATCCGCAAGAACCTCCTCCACCCAACAGATGAGTGGTTGACCCCTGAGGAGTGTAAGAAACACGGCATCATCGACGATATCATCCAGACATATTAAAACTACTTGACAGGAGGGGTGTGCTTATGGTATACTCCTCCTATTGTTTAATTAGAGAAGGATTATCACTATGGGTTTCAAATTCACATGGAAATGGGCGGCTGTCTTTCTTATCGGTCTTGTGTTCGCATCTAAGTTCTTTGGTTTGATCTAAGATGGCCCCTAAACGAAAGAAGCCCCCTGCTCCAAGTCTGGAACAAGAGGCTAAAGCCTTCGTAGAAGGTAAGAGGAATGTTACTAAGAAGACCGTACCTACAGGTGATCCCTCCACCTTACGGTTACAATTAGCAGCTTCGGTACTAGCTGGGTTGCTTCCTTCTGGTAATATAGTACGAGCAGAAGAACTCGTAGAAGAGGCATTTAGGTATGCAGACCTAATCCTCGAGTATAAATAAGAACTAACTAACTGTTAACTTTAAACCCCTCTCGGTGTAAAAACTGAGGGGGGTCTTTTTGTGTTTGGACTACTAGTCGTACGTAGCTGCAGGGGCTTCCATACGCTTGATGAAGTCAGCTGTTTCTAGCTGTGATCTAACGATACTAACCTGTGCTAGGTTCAAGGCACCTAGGTCATCCCCTAGTTCCAGTTCCGTAAGAGCTTCCTTAACAGCTTCAACGCTATGCTTACTCATTATGTCGTACTGGGCACCCAGTGTGTCCTGAGGGCCGTTATAACGGGCAACAAGCATGAACATAGCTTCTTTACGCACCTTCTTCACCTGATCCTCGTAGTGCATCTTCTGTACGTCTCCAGGGGCTTTAAGGAACGCCTCGTTGTTCATCTTAGCCGCAGCCCAGTCTTCCATAGCGAGGTAGACCTGACGCTGGTACTCATTGACAGCCTCAGGTATCATACCCTTCTTGTCTTTTGAGAGACCAGAGTTAAGACCCCATTGGTCAACTCCTACAACATTCATAACACGTTGGAGGTTGGTGAGCATTGGTGTACGAGCGCCACCGAAGGCAGCAGTACTCATCTGGTCCATCTCACCTGTAGCAGAGCTTACCTTAGGTGGATCACTCTTACCAAGGAGGAAGCTAGTTGTAGTGTCGATATAACGGAGGGAGTTACCTACAAACTTATTACCCTGTGCTACGTCCTTAGGGCGTTGATTAGCACCTGTTGCAAGACCAATAGCTGTGTCTATAGGTTGATACGGACGTAAGAAACCACTGAGAGCCTGTGCTGTAATGTCAGAGGCAATAGTGATGCCTTCTACACCTGCCTGCTTAAGCTCACCTGCAAGGAGGGCGGCTCCGAAGTCAGCAAACTCAGCTGTAGTCTTGTTGAGGTTACGTGTAAGACCACCGCCACCGAAGTCCTTACCGATCTGTGTGATGATCTCAGCTGGTACGTCCTCCCCTGCCATGTTGTAAGCGGCTACACGTGATGCAGCCTTGAACAAGGAGATAGGGTAGTCGTACTGTTGCGATATTACAACACCATCTACCAGCTCATCGTACAGACCCAAGCCATTACGGCGGTTCTCGTCCTCATCCTGAGCCATTCCGTATACAAGACCAGCTGCAACAGCCCCACGTGCATTAAGCTCAAGGAAGGACTTATCTGCGTACTTACCGGTCTTCTTAGCTGCGATGTTAAGAAGAGGTGTATGTTTGATACCGAAATCAATAGTGTTGTTGAAGAACTTACCGAATGGAATCATGAAGCCAAGGCCAGGGATGTTACGTGCATCCTCAATCATACCAGCCACTTGACCAAGTTTACTGTTGTCTTTGTATGACTTAGAGAAGATGTTCTCTTGGGTACGCATAACGGCATCAAGCTCAAGCTGCTTATACTCCTTCGTCGCCATGATCTTTATAGCGTTGGGATCGGAGTAGAACTCATCCCATTCTTTACCAAACTTAGTACGAAGCATCTTGTTCATCTGGCTTACGTACTCTTGTGACTTAGTAAAACTATCCTGTGCGTGTACGAATGTAGCGTGTTGAACACCATTGATCCATGTATCAAGGTTACCTTGTACTCTACCAGCCTTACCACCCATACGGCTCATAGCGTCTACTGACTGTACTACGTCAATACCACCAGCCAAGGTACGGTCAAGGGTGTCCAGACCACCTGTGCTCCGAAGCAATGCGCTCTTGAACGCAGCATGGGTCATATCAGGGTCCATAGCAAACTTAACACGGTCCTTAACAGACAGAAGCAGCTGCTTAGCTACAAACAGCTCACTCTTACCGCTGTCAGCACCTTTTAGGACAGACTTAAGAATACCGACATTACCTTTGTACAGAGCCATTGTGATATCTGTAGCAGCGTCTATAGCGGCAGCACCGCTGTAACCAACAAGGTTGAGCATAGACGTGGAGGGGTGTGACACTAGGCTTCTGATGAACTTGTTCTGTGACTCAGTTACGTTAGCAAGGAATGCACCTTTACCTTTGAACCGCTCTGCTTGCGGCACGATGTCAGCAATAAGGTTATGCCCAAGGGCTTCTTCCATGAAGTCATTCAGGTTGAGGTCCTTAAGGTTTGTATCAAGCCGTTTAGCCACCTGACCCACACTGTTCATCATGCGAGCACTCTCGTTCATACGGTTAGCGAAAGCATCGGAGAAGGCTTCAACTGTCATCTGACCCTTAGGTATACCTACCGTACCCACAAGGCTGTCGATGGCGTCCTGGTCTAGCTCCTCACGCATGAAGTCTGATATCCAGTTAGACATTGTGTCATCGTCTGTACGTTTGACGTAGAAGTAACCACCTTCGTGCATGATCTCAGCAAGACCACGTAGACGAGGAGCCTCCTCAGCGCCTTCCTCAGCTGTCTCCTTACCAGTACGGCCAAGGAGGAGGTCAATAAAGAAGTCAGTATCCTCTGGTGTGATCTGCTCACCGTTCTTAACCTTTGTAAGCCAGGCTACTTCGCCTTCAGGGGTCTGGTCAGCCCACTCCCGCAGTGACTTCTCTAGGTCAGCTGCAATCTTCTTGGGGTCAGCCTTCTGGACTGTCTCAGATACAAGGGCTGTATTTGTGAAGCCACGTTTAGCTACAACACCGGCTTGGATGCCACCCATAGCCATGGCTGATAGAGCGGCAATACCGACAGCACCTTTGCTTATCTCGTCCTGTACACCTGTCTCAAGTAGACTACGTTGGTAGAGGAACTCAGTACCTGCGTTAGCAACGGCATCAACAGCTGTGGTAGCTGCAATCTCCTTGAGACCAGCCTTTGTCAGAACACGTTGGATACCTTTGTTAGCTGCCATCTTAGCAGAGAACTCAGCTACCTCTTGAGCACCTTCTACAGCTGCTGCAGCACCAGCCTTCTTAAGGACTGATGTACCTGCCTTCTTAGCTACTTCACGGCTAGCTCCTTTTATAAGCTGCTTAGCTACTTCTTTCTGTGCGATAGTCTGAGCAGTCTTAGTACCTGTCCGTATAGCTGTACCGCCTACTGCCTTGCCCACAATACCACCTACAAGGTTAATAGGGTCAAGGAGTGTAGTAGAAAGGTAATCAGCAACCCCACTACCTGTCTCAGCCCACGTAGCTTCACTACTGAAGAGACCTGCCATACCTTCATAGATAGCGTAAGCCTTACCTACCTTAAGCATAGCCTCAGGGTTTTCCTTGGCGTCCATAAGGTAGTCAGCCTCACTGATAGCACGTACAGAGTTACCCGCTGCGTTACCACGGCGGTTCTCAAGGAACATCTCTACGACCTCAGCTCGGTCTTTGTTGCTCACAGCCGAACGACCGTACCGATCCTTTACAAAGTCAAAGATAGGGTTGTACAGCTCAGGACGCTCAATAAGATCGTTCTCGGAGTAAGAACCCGGTTCAACCCCTGAAGGGAGTAACCCGTTAAAGGCAGTGCCACTGTCTTCTACAGCAGCTGACATCGAAGGCTCTACAACTTGAGCCCAAGCAGGTACTTCTTCCTGTGCCCTCTGCTGTACAGGTTGTGCCCAAGCAGGCACTTCCTCAACAACTGGTTCTTCAGTTACAGGTGTTTCTTCGACTACAGAGGGTTCTCTGCTAATAGGTGCGGCCCAAGTTGGGGTAGACAACGCCTCGGCACTCTTCCCGATTACGTCCTCTTCCTCCCCTAACCGACCTCTCGCCTTAGCCACATTGACTGGTTTGAAAGTGTCTTGGAGAGAACTCATTAGCGTGATCTTCCTGTATTACGTCTGGCTCTTGCATCTAGTTCATCGTCAGGTGTATCTAGGATACGACCTCTTCGGTTGGACCAGTCCATAGCTGCTTCTTCTTCATCTTTAGACTCAGGACGTGTGTAATCCTTAGGGCCTTCCGCCTTGTACGTCACATCTGCAATGACTTTCTCGACGACACCCTTGAGTACCTCAGGTGGTATCTGGATTTCAAGATCAGAGATAAGGACGTTAAGGTCCTCTTTGAAGTACTGTAGCTCCTGTTTATTCGTTGGTTTGTAGACACCAAGTTCAAAGAGCTCCTCTTCAACAGCAGCAACCTTTTCATCAAGAGCCTCTCCTTCGAGAGCGCCTTCGATACCACCTTCGATCTCCTCGATTGTCTGCGGTTCACGGATGGGACGATTATCAGGTATCTCTGTTTTAGGCTGTGCACCTTCAGTCATAACCGACTCAAACAAGGCATCTAGCTCAGGTACTGGTTGAAGTGAAGTATCACTTACGTTGAAACCAGCTTCGTCTACACCACCCTCAGGCTTTACTGAAGACTGGGTAAGCCCATCAGGTCCTTCAACTGGTTCAACTGGTGCGATATTGTAAGCTGTACCACCTACTGTAGCAACCCCTGAGAAGCCGTTATTACGTGCTTCCTCTACCTCGGCCCATGAACCAAAGACTTGGCCTTCTACGGGGCTCTTTGGAGGCTCTACGGGGGCCTTAGGAGGGGTAACACCCCCACCTGGAGCAGCCCCCGTGTTAGTACCAGCAACAGGAGCCTCCTCAGAGGTGTAGTAGCTACCAATAACAGAGTTATCCAGTAGGTTATGTTTCTCAGCAGCAGCTCTACCGAACCCAAGCTCAGCCAACTTGGAAAGACCTTGAACACGAGTAGCTTTCTGCTCCAACATAGCAAGGGCTTGCTGGGTTTCTTCCTTTTTACCATCAGGTAGACCACTAAGGCTCCTAAACGCTTCTGTCTCAGTAGCTGTTTCCCAGAAACTCATCTGCTTATCAAGGTCTTCCAGGTTAGCAGGGGTTCCTGTTTGTTGGAAGAGGTGCTTAGTAGGTTTGAAGTTCTTAAAAGCAACCAGACCTTTAGCAAAGCTTTTAGCGTCTGTGATACCTTCACCTGTAGTAAGCATCTCCAAAGCCTTTTGAGCTTCAGCTTCCCCTTGACCTTCGATAGTACCTACGTACTTAAAGTACTTGGGGAGGTCTCCTAGAGTAACAGTGTTACCCTTTTGAGCCTGCGCTGTTATAAAAGCCATCATGGAGGCTTGTGTACCTGCGTCACCTTTAAGCTTCTTAAAGAACTCAGAGTCCTTCTGCTCTTCACTGAGGTTTTGGTACTCGTTATGGTACATAGTCGCACCTTCAGTGATAGCTTCTGCTGACATCACCGTTGAACCACCTTTAGAACCACCTTTAGATGGGGTACCCCCTCCTAGTGATGATGCAAGACCAGGTGGCATAATCTCTATCAAGGCAAGCTGACGGTCAATATAAACAGACTCTTGAGCACGGGTATCTGCTCGCTCCGCCATCTTACGGTCAAAAGCTATTTGCTCTTGACGTGTCATGAACTCTTGTGTACGGAACGCGACATCCTCTGAACGGTAACGCTCAGCCCGTGCAGTCTCCGACTCATACCGTGCATCTTGAATAGCTAGACGCTCTTTCTGAAGCTCTACAGCCTTATCCCGTTCTTTCTTCTCTGAGGCATCCTTGAAGCCTCGTGCCATACCACCCCAGAAACTCATGCTTTATCTCCTTTACGAGCCATAAGACCCTTAGGGGCCTCTTTGACTGTATCCATCTCAACTTCCTCTGGCATCGACATATCGTCTTCAACGTCAAGCTCAGGGCTTTCGTCCTCTACCTCCATGTCTAGTTCAGATAGTTTCTTAGCAGCTTTACGGCTATTGATCTGGTACCTAACAAGTTCACGCTTCTCGGTATCATCAGGGAAACCCTCTTCGTACTCGATACCTGCTTGTTTAGCGGAGGAGACTACAAACTCATGGATAATAGGTGCGATGATCATAGACACGTCAACACTGTGACGACCCTCCATCACAGCACCCCGTAGGAGGCCCTCAGTGATCGTTACAACATCCATACCTAGTTCGAGGATATCGAACAAAGCTTCCATACGATCCTCTTCTGTGAGGCGCTCTAGATGCCACATAACAGCATCATCAGGGTTTGTCATCTCTGGTGGGTTTTCGTATGGAGCATTCTTTGGCTCCGCTGTAAGGCTTTGTCCTGGAAGGATCATACGCTGTACCTCTTATATTTAGTTATACGATTTTCACGATGTTCTTTTGCTGGGCGAAGGAACTTGTCTACAATAGCGACAGCTGCATCGGAGGTGTTAGTTGCACCGTAGATATGCTCAGCAGCCCCCTTCTCAGTAGTAGCTAGTTCTTTCATCATAAAGTCTAGCTGGACATCTTCATTATCTACTGAGACACCCTTCTCTGCTGCAAAGGCTTCGAATGCTTTACGGCGTGGACCTGTCAGTTGGTATAGACCAAAGCCACCACGTGAGCCAGCTACGAGTGGGTTCTTCTCATTAACACCTGCATCAAAGCCAGACTCATCTGCC